ATTTTTAAACAACCTAGGACGCCACTTTACGTCCTAGGTTGTACTGGTTACGCAGCCATCGGCAGTGTATTAGCAGTTATTTGATTTGCACCACTTCAAAATGCTGCAAAAACAGAGATTAATAGCCTTGTCCGCCAGTTCGCATACATCAATGTCTTGTTGGGTGAGACATAAGGATTGTCTCTCTTCTCGACCGTAAAAGGAAGAGATTTACTTGTCAACTGCGAGATTCCTTTTCCGTCCAGATCGCAGGTCGAGAGTCCTGGACTCTGCGCTCCAACTCCGCAATATACGCGTTCAGATTGCAACGAGGAGCTTCTGCGTCAGCAGTCCAAAGCCTGTGTCCGGACTCCGCCAACCAATCTAATTGCGACATCTCTGCATAACTGGCGCAACGTTGTTGCAAGAAACAGATCAATGCAAGCTCCGTCATTGCTGAGTTATACACATTGAGCCAATACCGATGATTGAAGTGATCTTCTGGCATCTCTACCATGAAGCGAACCTTTGCGCCTAGTTCGCGGGTCTTGTCCAGAAGTCCTCCGGGAGAGAACAGAGGAGGGATGCGGGAATTGAACGGCTGATCGAATTGTTTGCGCTTTGTTGCCATTGACTTGTTTCCTTTATTGGAGCAATGCTAGGCCTAAGGAGGGTGAGTCCTAAATTTAACATTGGCATTAGTATTTAAGCAGAGAATCTGGCAGCACCAACGACCTGCGATTGCTCTCTACTAAAAGGAACAGGGCCAGCGTCAGGTTAACGCCAGCCCTTGTCCTACTAGGTTGTCCAGCCGAATTGTGCAAACCCTTTACTAACGGTTCATAGGATAATCCTCCTGTAACTGATCTCTCTTACCTACAAGGACTATGGCGATGTGCCAGCAATGCAGGGACTGAGATTAGCTAGGTGTTCTGTCGCACACAAAGCGAAGCGAGTAAGGATTGTCTCTCTTCTCGACCGTAAAGGGAAGAGATTTACTTGTCAACTGCGAGATTCCCGTTTGCGGCTCTCCCGGAGCGAAGCTCGACCCGCTTAGAGGTAACCCAAAACACCCCATGACCATATCAACGGGACTTCTGTGTTGCACCCGGAATAGAGGTTGACAAAGAATCAACAAGATAGATGCTGAGCGAAGCGATGGAAGCGAGTTAGAAGCGGAGTTATCAGAGCTGGCGCTTCGCAGTTAGACAGCTTCCGGTTCAACAACTTAGGTTGATGCGAAGCGGCGAAGCGGTGAAATCCCTGGGAATCCCGATGCAGGGGTCATCGGGTGTTTTGGGTTCTTATAAGCGGGTCGAGCTTCGATTCACGTAACTTGTTGAATCCTCGATGACCCCCCGGTGCAAAGGATTTTCTCCCAGAAATGCTAATGAATTGCCCAACTGCGGAGTTAGTTGCTTGACTTTCCAACCACCTAGGCCAGAGACTCTTTTCTCAGGCCAAACAAAACAGCGCAATCCCGTAACGGTCGAGGTCGAACACACCAAGGCAGTTACGCTCTGAACCAAGAGCAGTTCTGAGGCACTGAGAGCTTCAGCGAAGTGTTCAAGAAGGGATTGGTGCGTCAGATGAACAACCTTCAAGAGTGGCTCAAGGAAGTGGTTATCAATCGTCAACACGTATCTGCCAGCGCGGATGAGATCACAATCACGATGCGCGGCAAACCAAACCCGCACCGCAGTGCTGCCAATGATCAAGCCATCCTCAACCTTGTCAATGATGGGTTGGGACTTCCACACCGCACGCTCCGGGCAAGCAACCTCAGCCTGGTGCTGCCGACATTGCTGTTGATCTGCGTCAGCGCGTTTAGTCCCGGTTGCCTCCTCCAAGCACAACAGAAGAGGACTTACCACAAGGCTAAGATCGCAGAGCTTGCCACTGACAACCCAGCACACTGGAAGTATGTTCACACTCACATCGAGGTCGAGGGTTACGTCACCTACATCACTCAAGAGGCAGACGGTGATTGGCACATCAGACTCTGTGACGATGCCAAGATCAAGACCATGGACGTACATCATTGCGTTGTGGTCGAGGTCATCCCGGAGCTCAAGCCCAATGGCAAAGTATTCATACGACCTCACTTGGGCGATCATCTCAGAGTGCGCGGCATTAGCCGTTATGATGCTGAGCTGCCTGGTCATAACTGGTGGGAAGTTCACCCTGTGGAAGAGATTGAGGTGCTTGCCTAATGGCTTGCTCACCACGTGGCGTCTGCGTACTGAGCCAGGAAGAGGTCAAAGCATTCCACCTTCATGGCATCATTCCCAACCATAAGCAGCACAAGCACATCTCGACCGCCAAGGCAATCAACCTCGTAGTCAGCGACCTAGCTTATGCTCTGGAAGCTGACGGAGTCAACGCTATTGTCGAGCATTTGTCTAATGGCTATGTTTGGAAGTCGAGGATGAGTGCTGGGTACAACGTCCGCCAGATGGTGAGGTTGGTGCAGGGATGAGGGCCAGCAGAGCAAGGCCTGGCAAACCCAATGTCGGGTCGAGAGGTTGTAAGCATGTCAGAGTCGAATGCGCGGAGTGTCTTGGGCAGAGACAGATCAAAGTTGTTGACAGAACCTTCGCTGTGGTGACGATTACTTGCCCTGGTTGCCAAGGCAAAGGAACAATTTCAGCATCAAGAAGAGGAGCATAGCATTATGGCAGAGATTATTCCAATCGCAGCCCCTGGCAAAAACAGCGCCACTGGACTCGACCTTACTGGCGGCCAGGTTGCCGCAACCACACCCAGCTTGTTTGCCAATGATGGGCAGACCTTGTTGGCCATCACCGTTGGCGCCACCGCCAGCACCATCACCTTGCAACAGGCACCCTGTTCGCACGGTCGTACTGGTACGCAGGCGATTGTGCTCAACCTGAACAAGACCACCATCCTGGGCCCATTCCCGCAGAATGAGTACAACGATGGCAACGGCAAAATGAACTTCACGTTCAGCTCCGTTGTCGCCGTGACCATTGCTGCCATCAAGCATCCCTAGGCCCAATCGTTGCCGGCCAGAGCGGAGGAGTCCACGGCTGATGCTGCCCTTCTCCGCTCATCATTCCCAAACAATCAATAAGGAGGAAACAAACATGAGCATCCCTCATGCGCTGCTGTTGGCTCTCGGCACCCTGTTGCTTGGAGCAGGTCTGACGACCTACTTTGAAGACAGATTGCAGTACAACCTGTGGGACTGGCTGCGCGATCACTATCGTGCCTTCCGTGGCTACGTTGTCCACGATACGCAGGTCATCATCAAACTCTCCGCATCTGAGTACCACCACCTCACTGACGCACTGGACAAGATTCCTGCTGCCATCAAGTGGGCCATCCGCCGGAGGTAACTGTGCGGGCATTCGAGGTTCATTGCCCTTCCTGCGGTGTCCTTATCAGAGCACTGAGGGCACCGCTGAGTTGCCCAGACTGCGGCAATGTTCAAGCAATCATGCTGGAGTATCGAGAGGACTTGCACCATGGCAAAAACACCAATAGTGAAGCGGGAAGCGAAGCAGCGCAATGCTGGGAAGAATATCAGACGGCGTGTTGGCTCAGATGGGCTGACTGCGAGGGAGAGGCATTTTGTCTCAGCCTATGTTCAGACTCTGATGGAGACACAAGGCAAGGGCAATGCCAAGAGAGCTGCTTTGCTGATGGGTGCTACTGAAGCAACCGCAGCATCAATGGGTTCCGGTTTGCTGCGCCGTCCGCAAGTACAGGCTGCAATTCAGCCACACATTGAGAGGTTCTGCGAGAAGTACGATGTTACTACAGAACGCATCGTCAGAGAGCTTGCGAAGCTGGCTTTCACTGGCATGAGCAAGTTTGCCCGCAAGACTGATGATGGTCAACTGTACTTCGACTTCTCGACCGCCACAGACGATGAGCTTGACGCGATTGTCGAGCTGACTGTGGATGAGTATCAGGAAGGCAAGGCATCAGACGATACGCAGCGCAACGTCAAGAAGGTCAAATTCAAGCTCGACAGGAAGGGTGCACTTGAGCTACTTGGTCGTCATCACAAGATGTTCACCGACAACGTTGCTCATTGCAACCCGGATGGCAGCCCAATTGAACCTGCTGACGATGAGATCATTGTCATCTTCTCAGACCCACCCACAGAACCCGCCAAGCCTAAGGAGTGACGATGGCGTACTACGAGTTTCCTCCAAAGCTCCAGATGCTGTGGCGTCCATCGCGCTACAAAGTGGCAAAGGGAGGTCGAGGCAGTGCAAAGAGTTGGAGCATTGCTCGTGCTCTGCTCTTGAAGGGCAAGAAGCGGAAGTTGCTGATTGTCTGCGCCAGAGAGTATCAAAAGTCCATTGCCGAGTCCGTGCACCGCCTTCTCCAACAGCAGATCATAAAGATGAACCTGACGCACTTCTATCGCGTCACTGACACTCACATCACTGGCAAGAATGGCACAGAGTTCATTTTTGTGGGTCTGCACACCAACATCAAGTCCATCAAGTCGATGGAAGGCGCAGACATCCTCTGGATTGAGGAAGCGGAGAACATCAGCAAGGCATCCTGGAAAGTCATCATCCCAACCATCCGCAAACCTGGGAGCGAGATTTGGGTCAGCTATAACCCTGATGATGAAAAAGACCCAACGCACGTTATGTTTGGTGGGCCACCAGATAGTTGGCCGCCAGGCACGCAGGTTGTCGAGATCAATTGGCAGGACAACAAGTGGTTCCCTGAAGAACTGCGTATTGAGAAGGATTACGCCTACAAGATTGATCCTGATACTGCTGAGCACGTTTGGGGCGGCAAGTGCAATGTTCGCTCTGATGCGCAGATTCTGAAGGGTCGTTGGAAGGTCGAGGCATTTGAGCCTGATGAGAAGCATTGGGATGGGCCATACTTTGGTCAGGACTTCGGATTCAGCACAGACCCAGCTGCAACAACCAAGAGCTGGATCAATGACAACAAGCTATACATTGAACATGCGGTATTTGGCCATGGCCTCAAGAACAAAGAGCTGAATGATCTCATCCGCACAATCCCAGGAGCAGGCAGCCATATCATTCGCGCTGACTGTGCTCGACCTGAGACCATAGCTCACTTGGCTGAAGACTTCGACCTCAACATTGTTCCTTGCACCAAGTGGCCTGGTTGTGTTGAAGATCGCATTCAGTACTTCCGTAGCTTTGAGCAGATCATCATACATCCTGAGGATGACAAACATCCAATGATGAAGCACATGATTGATGAAGCTCGACTGTGGAAGTGGAAGGTTGATAGACTCACAGGCGACATTCTCCCGATTGTGGTTGACAAATGGAACCATGGCTGGGATGCGACAGGATATGGACACGAGCCAGCAATACTCCGCATCCATGAGGAGCAGGGCGTTGTTGACATGGCAGCAGAGGTTCAAATCAGTCAAGACTTGGATGAGGCTGAAGCTCAGTTCTCAAACTGGTAGGAGAGCATATGAAGATTTTTGGCATGGAGTTTGGCCGGCAGAGGCAACAGCAGGCAGAAGGGATGACCCTGTCAGAGCTTGCTGGAGCTTTGTTGGAAGTATCTCCTGAACTCCGGGAGGCATACACCAGGGCTGACATCGAGCTGGCACTGGATGATCGCGGATGGCTGAACAACAAGAACTACTTCACGCCAGAAAATGATTCGCAGACCCGCACAGTATTGGTCGGCAAGTCCCGGTTGTATTGGCTGCGTGATCCTCTCGCCAAGCAAGCTGTCAGGCTTTGGACGGATTATGCCTTGGGCACTGGGATAACCTTTGCCAGCGAGGATGCTGCGACGCAGACGGCCATGACTGCCTTTATGAAGGACAGGCGCAACCGGAGGGTGACAAGCTCTGAAGGTCAGCGTAAGCTCAGCAAGAAGCTTCTGATTGATGGCGAGATATTCTTTGCTGTGTTCATGATTGATGGTAAGAAGGTCATCCGCTGCATCGACCCAATCCAGATCACCCACATCATCACCAACCCGGAGGACTCTGAGCACATCCTTGGTTATCGCAGGGCCATCCCTGGCATCAATGGCACTCAAGGCAAGGCTGTCTATTACGCAGATTGGACGGCTGATGATGAAGATCGTGCGCTGGGCGAGCAGCAGAAGGTCTTCATGAATGAGAACATCAGTTTTGAGGATGATGTGGTTGTCTACCATCTTCCTTTTGATTGCGTCCATCAACGCGGCAATGGTCTGCTCAGCTCTGTGGTTGACTGGAGTCGAGAGCACCGCAGGTTTATGGAAGCCCGTGTTGCCATCACACAAGCTCTGAGCAAGTACGCCTACAAGCTCACTGCCAAAGGTGGACAGGCAACACTGAATGCGATCAAGGCCAGGGTCGAGAGCACATATGCCAGCACACCTGCCTCGACTGTTGAGAAGAAACCACAGCCAGCTCCAGGTGGAACCTTCGCTCAGAACCAAGCATTGGACTTGGAAGCTGCGCCGCGAATGACTGGTGCTGGGGACTCTGAGAAGGACGGCAACCAGCTGAAGCTGATGATCTGTTCTGGCACAGGCATCATGCTTCATTATTTTGGTGACCCAAGCACAGGGAACCTCGCAACAGCAACTGCGATGGAGCTTCCTATGCTCAAAATGTTCTACTCCTATCAAGAGCTTTGGAAGGATGCCTGGGTTGACATCTTCACCATCGTCATGGATGTGGACAGCAATGATGGGATTGATGATGCTCTTGCAGACCTCAAGCTTACCATTGAGCTTCCGCCAATTCTGGACTCTGATCTCACTGCTCTTGGATCAGCCCTGACCTCGATTGCTGGCCTGTGGCCAGAGATTGCGGAGAGCGATGAAGTGCTGACGCTGGTGCTGACCTCTTTGGAAGTCCCCAATGTAGAGGACGTTCTGAAGCAGCTCCGTGTCGTGCGCAAGCAACTGAAGGCTGAGAATGATGCCAAGGAGAAGGCAGCAAATGATGCAATCGCAAAGGGTGCTGCTGCCGGCGCACCAATGACAAAGCTCAAGGCAAAGGAGGCAGAAGAGCTGACTGCTGCGTTGAACAAAGTCGCTGAGGTGCTGTCATGATCCTGGAAACAGTCACACAGCTGGTCGAGTCTCTCCACAAACCTGGCCTGATGGGTGCGGTGGGGATGAAGCGAGAGCGAGTCTGCACCAGAGAGTTGGCTGCATACTTCCGTTTGTTGGCTACCTCCTTGCCAATTGACGATCTGGCGAACCTTGCTACACAAGCTCATCAACCTGTTGCCCTGCACACCGCGGAAATGAAGATCAGGCGAACCTTGCGCAGTCTTCAGCCCCTGTTATTGGAGATTCTTTCAACCAACTTGTTGTTGGCATACAAGGAAGGATGGAACAATCTTCACATCCATTCTGTTGATGGGCTGAAGGAGGCAAAGACAAAGGTCAAGATCAGCGGCAGCCCAATGGACAAGTTGGGGCCATCAGGAGAGAGTGCTGCTGATTATGCGGCTACCTCCTCAGGGTCATTGATCAAAGGCCTGAACAAAACCACGCTCGACCTCCTTCAGGAAGCAATTGCGACTGGGATTGAAGATCAGTTGGGGGTTGATGGCCTTGGACGTTTGCTCCGCAGCACCGTGATGGACATGAGCGTCAGTCGAGCAAAGACAATCGCAACGACAGAAATGAATGACGCCTTCAGCACTGCTGCTTTGGAGAAGATGGATTCACTCGGCATCAAGTACAAGAAATGGATGCCTGTGGATGATCCTTGTCCGATCTGCTCTGACAATGCAGAGGAAGGCGCAATACCAGTTGATGATAGCTTCAGCAGCGACGATGATGCTCCACCAGCGCACCCAAATTGTCGTTGTGCTATTGTGGGTGCAAGACCGCCAGATTCAGGAGGAGATTGATGGCAACACGTTACAAACTCGCAGATGGTACTTTGCTGGAGGAAGCAAACCTGTCCCGTGGAGACAGCTACACATCCATTAGCAACCAAGTCTATGCCGCACTCAACACCCAGATTCGCAAGGGTGCTGATATGGACTTGGATGGGGACGGCGATGCGGACATGAATGACTATGCGTACATTGTGGACTTGTATCCCAACGTCGCAATCTATAGCATGAATGGCCGTCTGTTCAGCATCAAGTACACCATCAACAAAGACGCTGTCTCATTGGGCACACCAGTCAAGGTCGAGGTCTGCTACGCTCCTGTGAAGGAGTCTGAGCGGGTTCCGGTTGCGGCAGGAATGCAATTGGGCGAGTCAGCGTATAACCGGAGTACAGGCAAGCTCACCATCACCGTTATTAAACCTGGGTTCAATACCAGCAAGTCCAGGTTCTATACGGAGAGCGCACTCAAGAAGGGTCACAAGGTCTTTGAGGGTGCGAAGATGTTTGTCAATCACCAGACCACGGTCGAGGAGAAGGCGCGCCCAGAGGGTGATGTCAATCAATGGGTTGCCAACCTGACCAAGACCTGGGTGGAATCAGACGGCACAATCATGGGTGAGGCTGTCGTGATTGATCCTACATTCAAGACCAAACTCGATAACCTGGCAGATTCAAAGCTGTTGGGCGAGATGGGAATCAGCATCAGGGCAATTGGCGAAGCTCACGAGGATGAAGTGGGTGGAGTCAGAACGAACGTTGTCGAAAGTTTCCTTGCTGCCCGGAGCGTTGATTTTGTGACGTATCCCGGAGCGGGTGGTCGAGTAGAAACAATTGAAGCAGATCGCAGCGAGGACAGAAATGACGTGGACTTGGTGAACCTTGCGGAGCTGAGCAAGAGACGCCCAGACCTCGTGCAGTTGATCGAATCCAAAATCACACAGGAGCATAGCAATATGAAGACCGTCGCAGAGTTGGAGAAGGAACTGAAGGAGTCGCAGGATGCATTGACTGCGGCAAACCTGAAGGTTCAAGAGTCAGAGAAGGCAACCAAGAAGGTAGCTGCGGCTGCCGAGCTTGCGAAGCTTCTGACGGAAAGCAAACTGCCTGATGCCGCGCAGACGCGATTGAAGGCACAGTTCAAAGAGGCCACAGAGGTCACCGGAATGGCAGAGGCAATTACTGCTGAAAAGAAGTACATTGCCGATCTGAACCCTGCCGCCGGCACCCGCACTGGCGTCACCAACATGGGCGAGTCCCACAGCGGCACGGACGATGCTGCTCTGGCTGCGACCCAAACCAAGCTCCAGGAGTCCTTCGCAAAGCTGCCTGGCATGTCCAAGGAAGAGAGCGCAATCGCAGCCGCTGGCCGCAGGTAGCAAGTCAGCACACCCACAACTGCCAATCAACCAATCTAAAATTTAGGAGAAATGAGTTATGAGTCAGAATTTCAAACAACCTGGCAAAGTGCTGACCTTCCTTGGTTCCCAGTTGGTCTGCCCTGCTGGAAACAACAAGCCCACTGCTGGTGATCCCGTCATTGGTTTCCGCGTTGCCAATGGCGCTGGACTTCCTGCATTGGTGGACGGCAGCGGTGGCGCCGTAAGCAACGCCATTGCTGCCATTGCGGCTGGCGCTGCGTATGCGCAAGCTGACCTTGTTGCGGTCAAGAATGCGATTGCCTCCATTGCTGCTGATCTGAACCTCCTGCTGGCGATTGTTGGCGGGGCTGCGATTGTCGGGATTGCCGAGGTCACCGCCTCTGCCGTCACCGATACAGTTCCGGTCAACACTCAGGGAGTTTACACCGTTGCTGGTGTGGTTGCCAAGACCAATGGCGCCGTCAACAGCGCGATTGCGATTGGTGATCGTCTCTTCATCAGCGCAGCAGCTATCGTCAGCAAGGACTCCAGCGGAACCTTCTTTGGAACTGCTGTCACCACCCTGGGCGCGGGCAACACTGGCGCTGTCGATGTCAGTCTGGGCTCAGCAATCTAGCTCCTGCTGAAAACCAACAACCCCATTCAAATCTGCTCTAAGGAGAATGAAGTATGAAGAATGATCTGCTTGAGGTGATGCAGGAAACGGAGCGGCTGGTGCCGAGTATCGCACAGCGCAGCCACGGCATCACCAAGTTTGAGGAGAAGTTGTCCGCACTCATCTCGTTGATCGTCAACGAGAGGGGATTCCGCACCACCATGCGCAAAGCAATGTTGGAAGAGGCAGCGACCGTTTCGGAGTTTCCGATTCTGTTCGGCACCATCCTCGACCGGCAGCTGCTGGCCAAATACTCCATCTACAAACCTGACTGGCGCAACTACATCAAGGTTGGGTCGCAGATGGACTTCCGTCCCCAACAGCCGATTGGCGTCTTTGGGCTCCAGGGTGCGCTCGCTGCTGTGCCGTCCCGTGACGAGTACAAGCAGGATGCGAAGCTGGGGTCTGGAGCTGTCCAGATCACACTGACCAAGTTTGGCCGCAGGTTTGGGCTGGGCTGGGAAGTGCTGATCAATGACGACCTGAGTGCATTCAGCGACATTGCTGAGCGTTTGGCAAATGCCGCTTCGCGCACTGAGTATCGTCAGGCGACTGCCCTGCTGATCAACGCTGATGGCAACGGGCCCAACACTGTGCTGTTTGGCGCTCCGATTGCTCACCCTGTGGACGGCAAGAACGTCACCAACAAGTTCACTGGCGCCGGCAGCGCACTCTCCGTCACTTCGGTGGCGCGTGCGGTGCAGGCTTTCCGTGAGTTTGTGGATGCGGACAACGAACCCATCCTGATTGACGGATTTGAGATGGTGGTTCCTCCTGCTCTTGAGGTCACCATGTATCAAGTCCTCCAGTCTCAGCTGCTCATTGCGGCTGGCGGTGACGGAACGGCTGGCGCGAAAGCCATCATCACACCCAACAAGAACGTCATCCCCAACTTCAGCATCACAGGCCATGTGAATGCTTATTTGCCGATTCTCGACACTTCGGCAAATAAGAACACCACCTGGTACATGATTGCGAAGCTGGCCAATGGTGCGGCGGTGCAGTTGAACTTCCTCCGTGGCCACGAGACGCCTGAGCTGGTGATGAAGAACCCGAACAAGTTGACCCTTGGCGGCGCCACCCAGAATCCTCTGGAAGGCGATTTTGAGTCTGATGCGATTGACTGGCGCGTCCGGCACATCATGGGCGGTGCTGTCATCGACCCGCGCATGGCCATTGTTAGCGTTGGCGCATAGTCCTGCGCCCTGTTTAACCTCAGAGGGGATGGGCAGCTGTCCCCTCTTCTTTATCGCAAAGGAGATAGAGCATTATGTTCACTGCAGACATCACAACCACAGTTGGTCAAGTGCGTTATCTCATTGGCGATACAGACCCGGCAAAACCTATCTTTGACGATACGACAATTCAGGGGTTCAATAACATCGCCCCTGATCAAAGTCTGTATCTCACCTGCGCTCTGGCATCTGATGCCATGGCTGCACTCGCAGCAAAGAAGCTCAACGACATCGTCCTTGGGCCACTCAAGATTGATCAGACCAGCAAGGTCAAAGCACTACAAGAACAAGCAACCCGCTTTCGCAATCTGGAGTACAACACCCCTGCCTTTGCTGTGATTGAGGAGAATCTGTCCGGGTTCAATGAACTCACAATCATCAGAAACTTCATCCTGAGGACGGAGTTGTGATATGGATTCAATAGACATTGACCTGAGTGAGATACTCACCGATGTATGCAACATCGTCACAGATGCAGCGCAGAAGAACAATTATGGCCACTCGACTGCGCCGGCATCTGATGCTTATGCCCCTGGAATAGCTTGCCGTATCCTGCCTGATACGAGGAGAGGCACAGAGTGGAAAAATCAAAAGCAGGGTGGGTTCTCTAAGTATCTGATGTACTTGATGCCCATTCCAAACAATCCAATCTCCAATCAAATGTGGGTTCAGATCGTAAACAATCCTGACCCCAACAATGTCAACGGCACCTACAACATCATCGAAGTCATATCGCCAGTAATTCTTGGCGCACCAATAGAGTTGAGATTGGAGCGTATAAAGCCATGATACAACCAACCAGAGCGAGGGCCACAGACATGTCTGCCACTTCAGACTTCGTAACCAGACCTGAGCTGGATGCAACAATCGACTCCCTCAACCGGGAGTTCTCCGGTTTGAACACAAAAATGGATACGCTCCTTCAGACGAAGTTTGAGGACGCAAGGAACATGGGTGCGCTACAAGAGCAGGTAAGAGGTCTGGCCGCTAATTACCAAACTCAGGCGCAAGCGATTCAGCGCATCGAGACGGAGGGAAGGAAAAATCAGATTGCTCCGCGTGATGCCCTGATCAAGTTGCTGTATGATGCGCTCAAGATTGCAGCAGGCCTGTTGTTGGGATACTTGGCCAATGGAGGTAAGATTCACTCATGAGTGGCGATGCGAAGTGGAGCATCAACATCAATGCTGAGGAGGGCAAAGCCCAAGCTAGGCAGGCAATGCTTGAAGCTGTACAGGAAGTCTTTGAGCTTGACATAAAGCCTGCTGCTGTTGCTGACTCTCCATACTTGACCGGAACCAACCGGAGGTCGATTGATACGGAGGTTGTCGCGACGGCATCTGGCGTTCAAGCTCAGCTGTTCTCTCAATCAGGTTATGGCGGATACCTGGAGTTGGGAACGGTCAAAATGAAAGCTCAGCCGTATCTCTTCCCTGCTTTCAATCGCTTCAAAGACAAGATTGCAGGCATCATTGGACGCAAGATCAAGGCTATCAAGCCTTCCATGTTCATTGGCCCATCGAGAGAAGGTGAATGATGGTTGACCCAAATGCTCTTGTTGCTGTCTGGCTCAGGTCTTTGAACCTGTTGCCCAATATACTCCCTGCGCGAGGAGGGACAGGGAGTATTTATGCGGTGAATCTTCCTCCTGATTTTGTCATAACGGATGGCCCCACCATTCTGGTTGCTGCGAGGACAGGAACATCTCAGACTGAGATCAGCGGCATCATTCAACCCAGAATGCAGATTACTGTTTGGGACAATGTTGGGCAAGCTCAACGAGCAAGGCAAGTTTATTCGGCACTGTACGATGCAATTGACGGGAAGGGAAACATCGCCATCAATGGGGTTGGCACCATCATGTCATGTTATGAGGTTCAACCACCCCAAGACCTGACTGATCCAGAAACGGATTGGGCAACTGTTGTTTCATTCTATGAGCTGTTTGCTCGTAGCTAACCAAACCACAATAGGAGGAAAGCAATATGAGTAACCTACCGCAGGGCACAGCATCCAATATCATTGTTGGCCCCGCAAGACTGCTGGTGGCTCCGAGCGGCTCAACTTTGCCCACCCTGGATGGCACCGTTGATCCGGTGACGTTTGCGGTGGCCTGGCAGGAAGTCGGATACACTGATCAGGGAGTCCAGCTGGCATACACTCCTGGAATCAAGGACATCATGGTGGATGAAGAAATGGCCACTGTGAAGAAGATTCTTGACTCTGAGAAGTGTGTCATCTCGACCGTCCTGGCAGAAGCCACGATGAAGAACCTCAAGAATGCCATCTCTGCCTCGATACTGACGCAGACGGCGGCAGACGTAACCCATGCACAGCTCGATGTTCTGGAGTTTGGTTCTGGAGTCCTCAATGAGGTGATGGTAGCACTGGAAGGCCTCAACCAGGCCGGCAAACAGCGCATCGTCATCGCGTATCGTGCTGTGGCAGAAGCGAACGTCCAGTCCACCTTCAAGCGCAATGACAAGACCATGTGGCCTCTGTCCTTCGGCATTCTTGCCGACTCGACCAAGACCGCAGGCAAACGCCTGATCAAGATCGTTGATTTGGTGGCACCGCATAGCTAGACCTCGACCCTGATTGGCCAGGGGCTGATCAAGATCGCAGCCCCTGGAATTTTCTCCAAGGAGAAGGACTGTGGCAGAAAAACGTACGCAAGATCAGATTCTATCCCAAGCTCCCATCATCGTCAAATTGGGAGAGATGGAATACAAACTCAAACCTCTGCGCATACTCAAAGCTCGTGAGTGGCGGCAGATGTTGATTGACAAGATGACCTCCGTCACAACCAACCTGCGTCAAGAGACTGGCAGCGATGCTGCGTTCATGTCTGGGCTTGGATACACTCTTCTTCAATTCCCTGACATACTGCTGGAGTTGGTGGTTGCCTACTCCGCAAACCTCGACAAATCCAAGGTCGAGTCCGAAGCAACAGAAGAGCAGATTGCGATTGCGTTTGGCAACATCATGCAGGTCGCATTCCCTTTTCAGGGAGAACTGAAAGCGGTGATGCAGGTTCTGGGGGCATCAGCGACCTCCCAACCATAGGCGAGATTTACGAGATTGCCCTCAGAGAATGGGGACGCACCCCAGAATATATCAACCGGATGTGGACGGAGGAGCTGCTGGCATTGATGTTTGAATCTAGACTCAAGAATGCACTCCGGTTGAACCCGCAGAGCGATGTACCAAGAAATGTGCGATTTGTGGATGACGAAACAGAACTGTTCGCATTCATGAACAAACCACACAAAGACATCACTGGTGCTGTTAGCGGCATCGAAGTTGAAGAGGTGATCAAACGTGGCAATTAATGCTGGAGATGCTGTCTTGACCTTCCTTGGGGATGCGACGCAGCTTGATCTTGCTTTTGATCAGGTTGCCGCATCTGCTAAGACAAAACTCGACCCTGCTGCTGCCAGCGCAAAGGGAGTTGGAACGGAGTTGGACAATTCTGGCAAGAAGGGCCAGGAAGCTGGGCAGAAAATATCTCAAGCCTGGTTGAATGTTGCCAGAGCAACGCAAGAGAATCAAGCAGCACAAAAGGCAGTCTCTGAAGCCATGACCTTGGTTAACAAGGTTGGAACGGAGAACACAACCGCAATGTCTGCCTTGGCTTTGGCTCAGCAACGTGCGGCAGCATCAGCAATTGCTCTAGCAGAGGCAACAAAGGCAGCAACAGAATCTGGCGTCAGAGAAGTATCTGGAATGCGGGAACGGCGTGAATCAATGGCAGCAATTGGTGAGCTGTCTGGTGTGACCATTCCTCGTGGTCTTAGAGCTTGGATTGCTGAGATGCCGATACTTGGTGCTGCGATGGAGGCAGCATTCTCCGTCCTTGCCCCATTGCTGATGATCCAGGTGCTTGCAGAAGGCGTGAGCAAGATCATTGAGTGGCACGAGGCAGCTGAGAAGCTGGCAGAGGATTGGCAGAAGTCCAACACAGAATTTCGCATCACCAGCAACAATATCAAGGAGCAGATAGACGAGCAGAAGCAGAAATTCATAGAGGTCACTCAAGGGCCCATAGCAGCCTATGAGTTTGCTCTCAAGCACATCAAAGGAACCTTCGACCAGACTGTTGGGCAAATCTCTGGAGAGCTGGACAAGCAAGGCCAGAAGTTTGTTGATCGCGGGAGTTGGTTCAAGCAGCTGTTCTTTGGTCAGGATGAGGCTCTGGCAAAGAGAGCTGGCATGGACATGCTGGAGTTTTCAAAGCGCATCCAGGAGGAAATGAAGAAGGCGCAAGACCTGAATCCAGGCAAACCTCTGGCTGGGATGGACAAGGGTCTGGAAGAGTTCAAAACCAAAATTGGTGAGCTTGATAAGCAGATAGTTGACGAGCATAACAAGATCAATGGCGATGATCATTCATTTGCTCTGCGTGGTCTCGACTCTGCTTCATTGGAGAGGTATCGCACTGTTCTTCAAACTGTTCAAGGACTCCTGCAACAGTTCCGGGACAAAGAGGAGCAGACCCGTAAAACTGATGATGCAACGATCAAGAGTGATGAGCTTGCAAATAAAACAGAGCTAAGCATCGCAAAGTTCAATGTGGAAGAAAAATTTGCCCTTGCCGCTCTCGCTGTTCGTAGCGAGATTGACAGGGTTACTTTTGCGCACGGCAAAGAATCTCTCAACCTTTACCTTGACCAACTCCGGTCAGCGGAGAATGAACGATACAACATTGAAGTTGGAGGGATGAACAAGCGGCTGGCGGAGTTGAACAAAGACCCTGCCAGAAATGCTCAAGCTATCATCACAACAGAAGGCGAGATCAGGACAGCAGAACAGCAGCATCAACTAGCTCTCCTCAAGATCAGAGAGGATGGATACAATAAGCAGGCAGAGCAGACTATTGCTGCGATGCGCAGGATAGTTGCCTCGACCAAGGAAGGGTCGCAGGAGAGGATCAATGCTGAGACTGCAATTCTCACATTCCTCAAAGCCACATTTGGAGAAGAGAGCAACCAATTCTTGGAGCAGCAAGTCAGGGTCACAGCAGCAGTTCAGGCCCAAACAGAGCTGCGCAAGAACCTTGCAAGAGAAGAGGCGCATTTTGTTCAGCAGACCGCTGAGCAGAAGGCAAACTCTGAGCTTGCTTATTACTCCTTCCTGCGCTCGACCGCTCAAATTAGCGCAGTTCAACTTCTGAAGATTCAACAGCAGGCAGCAGAAACTCTTTACCAAGCCAAGAGAGCAGCTCTTGTGGCTGAACTCAACCAGCTTGGGCCGCAAGAGGTTGCTGCCATTCAAAAGGTCAACCATCAACTGGCTTTGCTCGATCAGCAGTACAATGAACAGCGACTCCTCATCTGGGCTCAGACAAACAACATCATTGAGATGCAATATCAAGCTCTTGGAATAAAGAGCACAATGATGTATATGAATGAGCTCAAGACTGCCAAAGAGGCTTATGCTGAGATTGCTAGGAGTGGAACTGCATCATATGGTCAACTCCTTCAAGCTCAGATCAAAGTGCTCCAAGCGCAGATCGCTCTCAATGCTGCTGAGGGCAAGAATGTCGCAAAAGATCAAGCAGCCCTAGACAAACTCATTGCGACATACCATAAATGGGCTATAGCCATTGGGCAAATCAATCAGTTGGGCAAGCTCCAAGAGAACGTCCTCAAAGGTCTTGGAGTTGATGCTGAACTGATGGGTGGGACAGTCCAAAATGTGGCCTTGGGAGCAACTGCTGCCCTAGCAAGTATGTTCCAGGCTTGGTCTCAAGGAGGAGTCACCGTTGCTCAGGCTTGTGAGCAGATCACAGCAGCAATTCTTCAATCTGTAGCCAAGTATGCGTTTGCCAAGGCTATTGAACAAATGGCTCTGGGCTGGGCTGCTTTGTCTCCTATGTCGCCAGACTTCGGACACGCAGGAGAGCATTTCACTTCTGCTGGTCTGTGGTTTGCGGCTGGAGCTGCTGCAAGCGTAGTTGGCGGGGCAATTTCCGGTTTGAGCTCTGGCGGCAATGGGTCTGCTGGCGGAGGTTCGTCAGCATCCGGGTCGAGTCATTCTGCGACCAATGCTGGCTCCAATCCTCCTCCACCGCCTGTTCAATCCATCAACGTTCAGTCTTTTGCTACTGGCGCTTTGGTTTCTGGCCGGACTCTGGCTATGATTGGTGACACAGTCAATGGCGGAGATGCGCGAGAGATTGCAGCACCACTGGATGATCCACAAGCAATGAAGGCTATTGGTGATGCTATCGCTCCTCATCTTGACGGAGGAGGTCAAAACATTCACTTCCACATCAGGGGTCTGGTTAGTCCTGATTCCTTGACCAAGTTGATGAAGCAGATGAACCGGAAGGTGCAGCGCGGGCAAGGTAGCTTGGTAGCCAGCAATGCGCTTCGCACCACCAAAAGGTCTGTCTAAATGATAACTCCCACACTTGCTTACCTTGAGAGAGTTTTGGCAAACTCCTCCTTTGACAGTGCCACCTGGACTAAGACGAACGCAACGGTGACTCCAAACACCACTGCTGCTCCAGATGGCACTGTTACTGCGGATACTCTTAATGATGCTGATGCTGTGAACAGCGGAACCATAGCAGAGTCCTTCGCTATCCCAGCCGATCTTCTTACAAGGTTGTGCAGCATCTATTTCAAGGCAGGGACTGCTGCTGTTTGTTCCATCCGGGTCGTCATGACCGGAGGAGTTGGCGCCAACATCGGCATAGCCTTCAATCCCACCACAGGGTTGTTCACGCGCTGCGATTCGATTGCTGGCGCTCCTACGCAGGTTGGCGTAGCAACTCTTCCTAATGGTTGGTTCCGGGTGACATTCCCTTATACCAACAACAACAATACCAACGTTGCCATTGAGGTTCGTCCGGCATATGCTGCGGCTCTTGCTGGGTCTGGTCTTGGGGTGACGACTGTGTTGGATGCTACCCGGACAGGAACTGTGATTGCATGGTTGGCATCTTCAAAGGACTCTTTCACAGCAACCTATCCTCCCATGGGTAAGAATCTGGCCCCAGAGTTGGATGCCACCAGAGAGGATTCTATCACAAGCTCTGGCATTAAGCAATCCATTACAGAGAGGGTCGATACGTTCCAAGACTTCAACTTTGGATATGTCCCTCAATCCGACATTGCTTTCTGGTCAACAATGATGGGCAACCTGCTTGCTGGAGGAGTGCTGACGTACTTACCTGATTCAACAGACCTAAGTACCAGCACAGACTACACAACAGATGATTTGGTCTGGCAGCCAAAGCGAGTCGCATTTGGCCATGCAGGCTTCAAAATACGTTTGAGACAGGTGGTGTAGTATGATTGCAGCGACAGCTAACTTCCTTGCTGCGCTCTCGACCTTCCGCAGCGGCAAGATTCTGTACTTGATTACCATTGCTGGCTACAGCAAGGTGTTTACGAATTACGTCAGCGGAGTGGCCGGCCAGGTTCCTTGGATTGTGTCGATGGATGATAGCTCTACCTCCATCAATGATATGGACGGAGGAGCTGACCAGATAGCATTTGCCTTCACAGTTCAAGATCGCAACGGAGCTATCACCGCTGACTTCCCTGGTTTCACATTTGAGGGTAAGCAGATCACTCTTCAGATGGGCCTTCCGGGATTAGCACAGGCAGACTTTGTGACATTGTTCACCGGGTTTGTGGACACTGTTGCCAGCGTAAACAGCAATACAGAATATTACTTCACCTGCAACGACATCTCCTCCATTTTGGCTGCTGTTGTTTACTTGCTTGGGGACTCCGGGTTGCCAATCAGCAGCACCAACATCAAGACCCTTCTTGCGCACCCGCTCGACCTCCTCATCAGCGTTTTGGGGCAAGCAGGGTTGAATTTGATTCCTGACTTTGATGGCAATGTTGGAGGGCAATGGTCTATGGCGTCTGCCGGCGCAATGACCTATTCAGCAACAGGAGGTCAAAGAAGCGGAGGGAGTTGGATTTATGTTGGTACAGGAGCAGCATCTGGAACCCTGTTCCCCAAGTCTGCTACCTTCACTGTTGTGCATGGTCAGACGTACACTTTGGCTGCATATATTGATGCAACTCACGTGACTGCTGGTGGGCCGGCATTTGTAGGAATTTATGACCCAACTGTGGTGACCAACTACATCTCTGCGAATCAAGTCAATGGCCAAGCAGGGTTTGTTTCCATTAACTGGACTGTGCCAGCAGGAGTCACTCAGGTCAAGGTCATCTTTGACACAAACAATGCGACTGTGACAAATGCAACCAACCTAGTGTTCTCTGATCCTATATTGGCTCTGAGCGCAATTGGGAACAATCTGCTGATTGATGTGAACAAGATTCGCGCCTACAGAGACGGAATCTTCAGCGGCATGCAGTTTCAGTTCCATCTATCACAGTCTGTGGCTGCTGCTGACTTTGTCAAACAACAGATTTTGAAACCTCTGGGAGGGTATCTTTGGGCCAACAGTCTTGGAGCCATCACAGTCAATTTCTTCTCTCCGCTCTCTGCTCCAACTTCTGTGGCCACTTTGGGGCCCAACTACTGGGTGAGCATCCCTGAAGCAGAACAACTCGACATCATCAATCAAGTCCAATTCCAATTCGACAAGGACGATGCAACCTCTGATGCATCAGGAAACTATCTGGCAACAGACACAGAGATTTATGGCCCCAGCCAGAACAAGTATGGAACGCAGTTTGGAGAACAGGTAGTCCAAGCAGATGGGATTCGCTCTGGGTTCCAAGGATTCTTTACTGCTCGCATGGTCAGCAGGATGATCTTTGGGCGCTATGGCCTCAAGAACCTCAAGTTTGATCAATCTGCTCCTGACTCGATTTGGCAGACATGCTTGTTGGAACCAGGCGACATAGTTGCTGTTACTCATCCGCAAATTCCAGATCGTGTGGCTGGGGTCGTTGGCGTAACCAACAAGCTGTTTGAGATCATGAATCGCTCCTTCCTCTTCTCGACTGGAAGAATGAATCTGACGATGATTGATGCGAGCTACTTGAGCGTGTTTGGCCTGTTCAAGATATCACCCAATGGTCAAGCAGACTACCTCGCAGGCAGCAACGTCTTTATGTACCTGTGCGATGATACGGACAAGTACACAAACGGAGATGCAGGACACGTACTGGGATAATAACCATGACAATCAAATTGAATTCTGTTCCTGGCTTCAGCGACCTCAGCAACAATCCTCTTGCTGCCAACAAACCATCCATCGGAGCACATCTCAGTGCAATCAACCTAAATGCTGCCTTCGGAATTGTTCGTCTGGAAGTGTTTGCTGGCATCTATCAGGACGGCGACAAGGTTCCACTTCCTACCTCGACTGTGGATGGGTACACCTATACTCGCAATGAGTTGATGTATTTGTGGGTGCCGCAGAATACCGCTAATCCAGCCACAGGCTGGGCATCGTATCGTGAGCCGTGGACGATGTGGTACGGGATTTGGAATGTAAACCAAGTCACTGGAGATGTCAGCAGCGAGATTGGCTACAGAGGCAACAATGATCATAAAGATCGTCAAGCTACTACTAATGATGGCGTGGTTCAAGTCTTTACCATTGCGCAGCGGCAAAAGACTGGACTGATCATGTCCTCCTCGCCTGCATTCAATCGGCATCTGGATGCAGACTTCACAGTCAACAAGGCACTCAATACAAGCTTGATGACTGATCTGAATGGCAATGCCAAGTTTGCAATCGTCAACACAGAGATCATTTATTGTGGCGAGTTTTTCAATGGCCAGACCGTCCCTCTAGCCAACATAGTTTCACCTATTGATGGGCACGCCTACGCTTATGCTGATTGTATCTTCCAGACCTCTTGGCGCTGGACAGCAGACACAGATGGAAGCGGCAACCCCATCAAACCAGCAATCAACAAAGGTCAACTCCAAGATTGGTCAGCATCCGTCACAACCTCTGGAGCAGTCAAGATCGCAAACACAGCCGTCAATTACGAGCTCAGCGGCACTCATTCCTACACCACAGGCAAGGTCGTGGTGTTTGCCTTTTGTAACAGGGCAC